GTCCGGCCACCCTAAAATACTGTCGGCCCGGGGGTCTGCATACATGTGCGACACGCGCTCAATGACACACCTCTGCACTCGCACAATACGTGCGCCCATCACTTGCGAGGGCGCAGCACCCACCACCACATATCTCATCCGAGACGCACGGCGCGAAGCACTCACCCGCAATGCAGAGCTGCCCCTCTGCGCATAGGCCTGGCACGCACCACTCATCGGGAGGAGTGGCTAGACCATCTTCGAGGGAGACACCGCAGGAGAGCATAAGCAAAAGCAAGAGCATTACTCCACGCATGGCGGACCAATCTTTCCTAGGGATATGAGGGCCTCCACAATTAGACCTCGATACATGAGCACCCTCGCCTCGTCGGGCACTTGGGGCATGATATCGACGGACTTACCCACCACCCTCGAGGCGCATCCTCCCCGCACAAGGATCCGCACGCAAGGTGCGCCAAAGAAGTCCCGCACTAGCAATTCGTGGAGCGCAATCCTGTAGGGCCCAAACACATACCGCGTGACGCGCTCGGGGGGCTTGCCCGGCATGGTTATCCACGGTGACTTACCCGCGAGGGCCTCGCTGAATTCCGGGTAGTCGAATACGGTGTTATCCACGACGCACCTCATGTTTCACGCCGGGGGCAAGGGCGCGCTCGATGCGCGCAAGGCGCGCGTGCACGTTCGAGGTGCGCAACCATAGGAGGGCGATCACCAAGGCGGCCGCGCCGCGTTCGAGCCATGTTGTGAGGTCATACATGATGTTCCTTTCGGGCCCCTCGAAGGGCGTCCCTTTGCTCCCGCACTCGACGTGTGGTGCGCATGGCCTTCTGTACCACGCCCCTTGGTGACTTGCAATGCGGCCGGGGGGCCCACTCCACGCGATCCATGAGTAGCGTGGCTGCGCGCCATTCGGGGGAGTAGGAGTAGTCGGTCGGGCGCCTCGGGGGTCGCATCACTCCACCCCCAGGACGTGTGCCGACTCGACAAGGACCGCGGCCAGGGTGTCCCCCCGGATGGTGGTCGACCCGACTCGGGCCCACCACTGGCTAGTCGCGCCCTCCCACCCAATGTGGAGCGCCTCCCCGTGCCGTGGGAGGTCGAGGGCCAGCAGTTCGAGCGCCTTGCGAAGTACGTTGTCGTTGTGATCCATGTTTCCTCCGAATTTCTGTGCTGCCTGTCGAAATACAACCTTTTCTCTGGGGGCCCCTTATTTCGGGGTCCCCTTACTATATAGGACTACTTTATGGCTGATATAGGACTATTCGTATAGTGCCACATTTCACGGGACTTTGCCACCGGGACTGGCACTTCGGCTGGTTGTCCAGAATACTAAGGTCTAGTCCTATTGCATGAGGACTAGTCCTTGGCTGGTACCTATTCAGGACAGGTGCACTTGACATAATGCAATCCTCGGGCCATATACTCCGCGGAGGTTCGAAATGTTCGTATCATTTGATCCAAAACGTTGCAGTGCCCACGTGCTCCGGGCCCTTGCTGCCCCCACCAAGGAGCACACCACAGCCCACGCGCTCTATGTGGAGCTCGGCATCCCACGCACGTCGTGGCCCGACGTGGCCCGCGCATTGGAGGCATGTGGCGTGCTTCGGCGTGCGGACGCGCCCAAGGACGCACCCCCGAAACGTGACTTGGAACGCTACGCCCGCCTCGTGTACGCCGCACTCGCGAGTTGTCCCGAGGGTAAGACTGCCCAGGAATTACGCCGAGAGTGTAAAATGAGTGGAACGACGTGGCGCCTCGTACGAGAGTGGTTCGGGGGCGAATTGGCGAGCGTGGTGCGTGACGGCGCAGTGGCTTGGGCGGTGCAGTCATAACAAACTTTTGGGAAAAGGCCCGCAGGGCCCGAGCAGCCGAGCGGCGGATCGCCCGAATCCACCATATAAGCGTATGGGAAGCGCGGGGGCTCCGCGCCCGGCCATGTTGCGAGGTTTGCAAGTGCCTTTTTGGGGGCGAGTTGTATCCGTGCGTTGACCACAATCACGCCACGGGCAAGGTTCGTGGCGTATTGTGCCATATTTGTAATTGGCTTGTGGTCGGGACCATAGAGCGAGGGCGCGACGTCAAACCACACCTAGCCCACTTAGTGGACGCCGCTATTGAGTACTTGTACAAGCGTGGGTCGTCACTGGAGTGCGCCGCACGGACGCCCTAATCTTCCCCGCCCGGACCGCGGCCGCGTGTGCGTAGGCAGCCGCGGTCTGGAGCGTGATGGTGGCGACGAGGTTTTTGGCGATGGTTGTGTTGGTCATACCCCGAGAGGCCCGGCCCCTCTCGGGGTGCGGGCCATGTCGCGGTGTCAGGCGGTTACCACCGCACGTGGACGTCGCGCACGGGGATTTCGGTGGCCGTGTGCACGAGCATCCAGTGCGTGGGGTCTTTTTCGGAGGCCTCGAGGTGATGACCTGGGATGGTGACCTCCTGGTTGGCACTGATGGTTTCGGGGAGGGCTTCGAGGGTCGTGATTGGGTTGGTCATAGCTTTCCTTGTTGCACGCGCTGTGCCAACCACGATGTCCGCATAACACGCGCCATTGCACGCCGTGGGGGGTGGGTCATTCCGCGCGTGATGACCCAGGGCAGTGACCCATGCGGGGGCAGCACGTGAGTCGCATTGTACGCGGCTTGCCGCGCGGTCCGTTGTGCCTTACTTTGTGCCATCGCGCCTCGTCTCTGGGCATGCCTCATCGCGTGCCGTTGGTTCGTGCTCTGCCTCTTCGCGACACGCGCGGGCGAGGACTTCATACTTTGCGATCCTGTTCGGACCGAGATCGTAAGCGCGCATCAACTGCGCAAACTCGTGGTATCGTGCGGCGAAGCGCGTATATCTCTCCTGGTGCGCGGTCATCGCGCGCCCGCCTGGTGCCTCTCAGCCATTGCGAGTATCAAATCCGCGTACATACACACGGCGGGGTCGCGAGTCCAGTCCTGGCGCACGCGCCAACCGTGCGCGGTGTCGGTGGTGCACCCCACCGTGATCATGTCATCACATATAGTGACCCCATATCCGAGGGCCACGTGGATCGGTGTGCGGGAGCACTTGCCGTACACCTGGGCCTTGCCGTACACCTGGGCCTCGCCGTACACCAGGGCGTTGCCGCACACCCGGGCGTTGCCGCACACCTGGGCGTTGCCGCACACCCCGGCATCGTCACACACCACGGCATCGTCATACACCTGGGCCTTGCCGTACACCTGGGCCTCGCCGTACACCATGGCGTTGCCGCACACCCGGGCGTTGCCGCACACCTGGGCCTTGCCGTACACCTGGGCCTCGCCGTACACCAGGGCGTTGCCGCACACCCCGGCATCGTCACACACCACGGCATCGTCATACACCCGGGCGTTGCCGTACACCAGGGCCTCAGGTCCTACGTATGCGCTCGCATCCACCTGCGCCGTATCTGCCACCCAGCCCCCACCATTGATGTGTTGGTGTGCAGGTACGGGCCCCTCGCCGAAATCGTGTGTCGTGCTCATGTTATGTGAGTCCTTTCACGCCCGCAAGCCCCTCGGACCGGAGTCGGAGGGGCGGGGTGAATAGACGTGTCAGGTTGCGACCGCTCGCGCAACGTCCTGGCCAGGTGCCGACGTGTACCCGTCAGCAAGACAATCTGCGCATACATACCAGTCAGTGCGCGTGGACGGCCCGTTCAGCGGGACCCCGTTACCGCAGACCTGACACGCCTCGCATGCGTCCGCCTCGACCACACGTAATCGCGCTGGATCCCAGCCGACTGCCACCATTTCGGCGCGATGTGCCTCGGCTGATTCTCGCGACGAAAAGGTCGGGTGCCCCATTCGAAAGTTGGTCTCAATGGTTGATGTGTCGAGGTTCTTGGGCGACCAAAAACCGTTTACTAGTGCTGATAATTCGAACATTGTTGGTCCTCCTACGCCCCAAGCCCCCACGAATTGAATCGACGGGGGCGGGGCGAAGCACGTGGTGTCTAGTATGATTGTGCATACACGCGGCGGCCGTTGACTCTGATGTGCCCTTGTTGGCTCTCGGAGCACGCGAAGGACTCGTCGATCGCCGCGTCGTACTGTGCGTCTGTGATCCCCAGGTCCTCAGGGGATACGGTCTCGTTGGTGTCGGAGTCGAGGAGGGTCAGGATTGGATGGTTCATGGTTTCTCCTTGTTGCACGTCGCGTGCCAATCACTCCGCCGCATAAAGGTCGGCGCGGGCTCCGTTGCGTCGCGTGGTTACGAGGCACGCCTTGATCAGGCGACCCACCGTGGCGTACATCCACTTATGCCCACCACGTGCGGTGCGAACGGCGCGGTCGACCTCGGCAGTGCAACAGCCGGGATGCGAGCCGATGTATTCGAGGGCGATTTTCATTGCAGGTCCGACGCGGCGAGTGGTGTTGGTCATGCCAAAGAGTATTGCACGTCGCGTGCCAAGATATGATGTAGCCTAAATGCGCGGCTTTCGTGGGGCACCACTCCTGTGATGACAATTTGCGTCACCCCCGAGTGACAGAAAATGTCACTCACCTTATGTGACGCGAAAAAGCGGTGACAATTTTGGGCAGGGTCGGTGACGTTTTACGTCACCGCCGCGCGGCCACGTCCCCAGGCTGCGGGAGCCGGTTGGGCGGGGCACCCTCCCCCGTCGCGGTGAGTCGTAGACGCACGTGGGCCTCGGAGGGTAAGGACACCTCCGACACCACGCCACGGCGCAGCAGCTCATCGCGCACGTGTGGCCAGAGGGCGCCACTGATACCGAGGTGTGATCGCAGTTTGGCCGTCTGCACACCAGCGCGCATTGTATCGAGCGACGCGATGCACGCCACGACGCGATCGGCGTGCGTATGCGTATCGGCAATGCGCGTCTTGAGAGCCTCGATGCGCTTCGGCGTGCCCACCGCGACGTGAGTCTCGTGCAACGCAACTTGCAATGGCTCATTAGCGAGCGCGTCACCAGACCATTTGATCTCACACTCGTCGAACGCGCCTTCTGGCGCGCGCAAACATGATATGCGTGCGACATTCTTGTCGCCTTGATCGGGATACCATACTCCGAGTGCTGTCTGTGCGAGGGCCGCCAACGCACCACTGCCCGCGATATCTTCGAGCGTTGGTGCGCCACGCTTCGGATCGCCCTTGCGTGCATGCGCCACTGCGATCACTAACACGCCCAACTGTCCTAACATCGATGCAAGCGCGGCGTACTGTGGCGCATTGCTATCGATGCCTGATGGCAGCATGGCCGTCGTGTAGGAGTCAAGCACTACCGTGGTGATGTGGTGCTCCGCAACGACGGACGCCAGCGATTGCATCGCGCCCGCGTCGCATAGATCTCCGAGCAGTCCACCGTCAAGTACGCGCACGCGCCCCTCGAGGTCCGCGGGATCAGTTTGCATGCCACGCGCCAATCGTCGCAAGCGCCGCATCGTGAGGCGGACCCCCTCTTCGTCGATCACGAGGACGTTGCCCTGTCGCACGGCATGCGCGCCGAACACTGGTAGGCCAAGCGCGATGCACACGGCGAGGTAGTCTGCGAGGGGCCCTTTCGACGTGCCTGCGTACCCCGCGATGATTGAGATCTTGCCCTTCGACGGCGCAAGGCGTAGGCCTTCGCATACGTACGCGAGGGGTTCTTCCGGGGTGGTGAAGGACGCGAAGTCGTGCCACGGATCCATGGCGGGGTCTTGCGACGTGTCAGGCGTCGCGCCAATGGGCGCGCCCTGTGTCGCGGCCGCGGCTCGCGTGGCAAGGCGTTCCGCGTAGCCAGACACCACAGGGTCATGTCTCGCCGCGGCGCGCGATGCCTCGAGGTCGAGTTTCGACGTGGGCCATGGCGGCAGGCAACGCGTATTGAATGCGTCGAGCGCACTACGAATACCCTGCACGTCATTGCCCAACACCGTCTCGATTTCGCACGCCGCATGAAAGAGCGCCGCATCTCCACCGCAACCCTCGACACTGGGGGGTAGGCGCTCGGCCATGGTGATCGCGCGCGCCATGCGCGCATCATTCGCGTGCGTGACGGGTGCCGTCGTGGCTTGCGTCGTGGGCGCGGCATGATGCGCCATGATCGACTCGAGGTCCGCCGTTGTCAAGGCGCCATGCACTTCGGACCGCTCGGGCTTTCCGTCGCGAAGCACATTAGGCAAACGGAACAAGTGCCAACAGTCCTTGCATCGTGGGTCGAGGTCGAGGTCGAGCGTGGCGTGCGCCCAACTAACGAAAGCCAAGTAGAGCCCCCACCATGCACGCTCGTCGTGCTCATTGCGGATCTCAATCGTGTCAGGCAACGCGAGCACGACGCGCGCGCCGTTGCGCGTGCGGTACCACGCAAGACCCGAGGCATCGAGGCGCGCCTCGACCTCCGCGCGCCACTCTGGCGTCGCCTTGTGCCCCGCGCCATCAAGGTCCCCGAACAGTGCGACCATGTGAAGCACGTGGCCCTCTTTGAGGGCCTCCTTCGATACGCGCACTACGAGGGGCTCGCCCCCTTCTGTGTCGGGGACCTCGACCGGGGAGTACTGCGTGGCGTGCACGTCCGTAGGCCACACGGTGTCGAGGGCCTCGTCTAGCGACGAGGCGCAAGCCCAATCACGATCGTAGATTTCGGCGGCCTCAGGGGATGGTACACGGGCGTGCGCGAGCAATGTGACTATGGGCACGCAGGGTATGTGGCCCAAAAATGGGGCGCCGTCAAATAGTTCTTGCGCGCCCTCGCAATCCGGGCCACATACGACGGGTGCCCCTGGATCCTGATGTGCTGCTCAAGCAGGCCAAGATCGTCGAATATGACGCATCATGGTGGGATGAGGACCCATCGGATGAGCGGATAACATTACGGGAGATACCCGCGAGGAAGGATGTAGACAGTGCCAAAATGGAATGATTCGAAAATGTTGGAGCGCCATGACCCAGCCCAAATCTGACCCCCGTGTTGACGCCCTTGTGCGTGCGAACTTGCGATTTGTTTCCTCTCTCGTCAGTCGGTATCGCGACTATCCTGTAGAGTACGACGAGTTGGTCGCATCGGGCAATCTCGGCCTCGTGATCGCCGCGCGCAAGTTTGATCGGGATCGTGGGTTTCAGTTCACGACATACGCGGCGTACTTCATTCTCCGCGAGATCCTCGCGACGGTGGTCCGGGAGCTCTGCCCTTGGCATACCACGACCTCCGGCGGGTGGAAACCGAACCGCTTTTTTCGCATCCGTGCGATCATGCGACAGCAACCCCGAGATATGTGGGCGGCGTGCATGGCGGATGTATTAGGTATACCCCTCACGACGGCGGAGCGGATAATCGAGGACTTTGCAGTCGTATTTTCGCAGGGGTGGGATTTTGAGCGCCAGGAGGATGAAGGCGCAGAGGGCCCCGAAGCCGCGGCGCGGGGGACCGAAATTGCGGTGTGGATCGCGCGGGCCATGAGCCTATTGACGACGCAAGAGGCGCGCGTGATTACGTGGAGGTACTTCGATAAGCGTGAGCTGACATTCCAGCAGATTGGTGCAAACCTAGGTGTGTCGCGTCAACGTGCGGAACAGATCGAGCGGCGTGCGTTGCGAACCTTGCGCACCGCCGCGAAAAAAGAAGGAGTTGAATGGCCATGAGCTTTCGCCCTCTAGTCCCGCCGCTGTACGAGGCGCGGGTAAATGATTGGATCCGGCGCAGCCTAGAGCTGCAAGCGGGCCTCGTAACGATTGACATGGCTGAGGTCGAGGAGGCCGTGCGGTGCAAGCGTGACCCACACTTCGACGAGGTGCGCAATGCTCGGCTGCGCATGGGCCACATACGCTACGGCAAGGTGGGCTACTCCGCGGATGTTGAAGCGGTGATGCGATCGATCATAAAGCGCGCTGAAGCATTTATTGAATCTCCGAATCGCGAGCATCTGGCGGATATTGCCAACCTGGCCGAGATTATTTGGTGCCAGGGTGTCGGATATTGGGAGGCTTTGGACGGCGATAAGGCGTGTTCGCTGCGTGTTGTGCAGGGGGACGTGGGGGTAAAATGAACGACACAATCAACGGCATCTTCGAAGGCGTCATGGGACTATTTCTCTGCCTGAGCGTCTACCGACTCTGGCAGCATAAGACAGTGCGTGGCGTAAGCTTCTGGTCGATATTCTGGCCAATGCTCTGGGGCTACTGGAATCTCTATTACTATCCCAGCCTGCACCAGCTGTGGTCCTTCTTTGGTGGCCTGCTCGTCGTCGCGGCCAACACGATATGGATCGTGCTAGCACTCTACTACATGCGAAAGGAACGCGCGTCGTGAACACTAAAAAGCTCACATACCGGGGTCACATGATTGACCTGCTCACTCCGTCCCCCGAGGATATCGACATGTTCGATATCGCACATGCCCTGGCGCGCATAACGCGCTTCACGGGCCACGGCGATAACGCGTACACCGTGGCGCAACATTGCGTTGTGGTCGCTGAACTCGCTCGCATCGCGGGAGAGCCGCGCACCATACAGGCTTGGGCGCTGCTACATGATGCAGAGGAAGCATATACTAACGACGTGCCCTCGCCTATGAAGGAGGCCATGCGCATCGAGGCAGCGGGCGACGAGCACCCCACGGTAGATTGGGTGTCCTCCTTCGACGCAATCGCGCGCCGCATCCAGGGCGCCATCTCGATTCGCTTCGGCATTCCAATGGCCGACGTCAAGCGCTTCGACAACACCGCATCTTTGATTGAGGTCGAATGCAACGGCCCGCATTCGTGCGCCGCGTACACGTGGCTAGAGTACGCGGGTCCGCATATCACATCGTTATCCGATGGCGTATGGTCGACAGAACTTGCAGAATTCATGTGGCTGCAACGCGCAGCAGAACTGGGGATCAAGTGAGTGCGAAACACGTCTATTCCAAATGCCATCCAGAACGTCTGCATGTCGCGCATGGGTTATGTGAGTCGTGCTTCCGCAAGGCGCGGCGGAATCCCGAGGGCGCACGCACGATGGCGCAGCAACCCGACGCACCCCCACCCGACCCCCTCGAGGCCGCGCGCGCTGAGCGCGTGCAGGTGGCCGCGGACAGCCGCGATCGCCAGGCGCTCAAGGCGTCCCTAGCGCGACTTGAGATCCTCGAGGCCCAAGTCGAGAACCTCACGGCGCCTTATGCACCGCCGCTCGCGCCAATCGAGCGCATTGAGCTCTCAGCTGGCGGGCGCCAGGCTTGCGCGGTCGCCATGCTGTCCGACGTGCATGCTGGCGCCGACGTGCGCTTGACGCCGGCGACGTTCGGCAACCGATATAACCCAGCGATCTGTCGCTATCGTCTGGGCCGGTTCTTCGCGGGTGTCGAGTGGCTGATCAATTCGTATCGGGATGGCGATGCGCGTTACGCGTGGCACATCGAGGATCTTGTACTGTGGCTCGGGGGCGACATTATCGACGGTCACTTGCATGAGGATCAGATCGAGCGGTCCGAGTCCGCCATAACCACGATATCATGGGTCGAACCGTTGCTGATCGACGGTATCCTGCGCTTGCGTGACGCTGGGCTGAAGGTGCGGGTCGTCTGCAGCTATGGCAACCACGGCCGCGACACGAAGAAACCGCGGCGTGCAACGGGCGCAGAGCACTCATACGAATGGGGCATGTATAATCGTATGGCCCGGATGCTTGCGCGTGAGTGCGTCGACGTAGACGCGTCCGCGGCGGCGCATCAGTACGTCGATGTCTATGGCAGACGCTTGCACTTTCACCACGGCGATGAGATCAAGTACCAAGGTGGCGTAGGGGGGATCACGATTCCAGTGAACAAGCGCGTCGCGGTATGGGATCGCGTGCACCGCGCGGATCTGCATCACATCGGACACTTTCACCAGCAGTGCGATCACCACCCGTGGTTCGCTAATGGTTCGGTGATCGGCTACAACGAGTATGCTATGTCGATAGGAGCAGCGCCGGAACCACCGCAGCAGACTTTCTATCTGCTCGACGCAAAGCGGGGCAAGACCACGGTCAGTCCGATTTGGGTGGGCGATGCCGCGGGCGAGGCCTCGCTATGATGCGCCACCCTGGACAGCGCGCAATCAACCGTCGCAAGGTTACGCGCCTAGCGATCGAGGTCCTTGCTGGTCGACTTCGCCGGATCGATGTAGAAACCGACCGCCACGGCCGCGTGATCAATGGCCAGCATCGCATGCTGGCAACGTACTACGCGGGGTACACGCCGCAGGAAAGCGCAGCTATGTGCCGGGTGCACGTCGCCCCGCTTTCCTTGGGCTACTTCATGCGCCTCGCAATATGCACGGTGCGTGCGTGGTGGCGATCATGATCCGCGTCAGGCGATGTGAACCGGAAGAAGTGCGGGCGCTATGCGACGACGTGCTTTTGGCTGAAGACGGTGCGTCGACGTGGGATCCGGACGGAACATATTGGGCTGCCTTCGAGCGTACGTATCTGCCCGCGCCTAGCGAGCGCTTCTTCTCTGAGTCGGTCGTGGCCTTCGGCGGGTTCGTCCCGTCCCGTCGTTTTCGAGACGCCGTGTTTTTCCACTGTGCCGGCGTGGCTGAGGGGCACCGCGGAAAGCGCTTACAGCGTCGGCTAATCCGCGCTAGAATACGTGGCGCTAAACGTGAAGGCTACTCATGGGCGGTGACGTACACACTCACGAACAACCCAGCTAGTAGCCGGTCTCTAATCGCCTGCGGGTTCCGGCCGTATTGGCCTGCGATAGCTTGGGCGGGAAATGCCTGCTACTGGTACCGGAAACTCACATGACCCGCCCGTATCACTCCCCTTCGAGTATCGCTACCGGCGATCCCGCGCGCGACGGGTGCGAATACGCGTGGGCGCGGTGCTACATCCTAGGGGAGCGTGATCCCTTCATCGACTACTCGGACATCGAGTCCGGTCGCGTCAAGGTGCTGCCCCGCGATGTCAAGCCCTCGGGGCCGCACGAGTGCACTCCAGGGCAGGCATCATGCGCCCTGGGTGTCGCGATGCACGCCGTCCTCGAGGCATGGTATCGCTGTAAGAGTCCCGCGTGGGGTACGTTTCCTGGGCGCGTCGCGGAGTCTGGGAGGCACCTCCTGCCCTCGCCCAATGAGTGCGGATGGTTCGACCCCGAAGGCGCGATTGGTGATGAGCCCTCATCGTTGCCGCGGCCCCTGCGTGAGCATGACGTGGCCACTGTCATGACCATGCACGACGTGGCGTTCGGTGGCTTCCGAGACTTGCTTGCGATCGTGTCGCCCGCTGCGTGGGATCGTCTCGGACTCGCTGCCCTTGAGGTGCAGGGCGCGCCGCGCGGCTACTTACTCGTGGACTACAAGTCCACGAAGTCAATCGCGAAATGGGCTAAGGCGCCGCGCGTGCTCCGCGAGGACGTCGCGGCGAACGCGTATGCCCTCGACGCGATGAACAAGTTCGGCATCGACGCGATCGCATGTCGATGGGTGTATTTTGAGACTGGCAAGTCACGGCGCGCAATTGCGGTTGACTTCATGATCACGCGTGCTAATGCACTACGTGTACTCGCGGGGCAAGCCGACATTGCGCGGCACCTCGACACAATCACCGTGGACACCGCGGTGAAGAACCCGGATGCGTGTGGTCGCTACGGCGGCTGTCCGCATCACATAACTCGCGGGGGACCGTGCGACGCGCGGCGGTCCCTCGGAAAACTCATACAGACAGCGCGACGAAAGCAGGACAACCCAATGGCACTATCAATCGAGCAAATGAAGGCACAATTCGCATCGGGTGCCGCGACGGCACCCGCGGTCGCGACGACAACGACGGACGCACCGCCCCCACCTCCACCGCCTGCGGCCAAGCCTCGTGCGACGCGTGCGGTGAAGCCACCGACGCCCGCCGTCGTGGAGGCCCCCGCAGTCGAAGTCCCCGCGGCGCCCGCCGTGGTGAACCTCGCCGCGGTTCTCGCACTGCAAGGTGAGATCGAGGCCGCGAATACAGTGTTGCAAGAGGCCGAAGAAATGCTCGCAGAACGGAGTAAGGCATGCGACGAGGCTACGGCTGCATTCGCCGTGGCCGTGACAGCGTATGAGGCCGCGCAAGCCACCGCGGCGGCGCTCGCAACCAAGATTCGTGAGGCACTCGGGTCATGATTCCCCCCCGCCCATCGATCCGTATGACTCACGATTTCGCGCGCGTTGCGGCCTTACCACGGCGCACCCTCATCGTGGAGCGTGCGAATCGGTGGGCGGAAGTACTCACGGCCGAGCTGCGTGACCCGGCATGCACCGACCCGGGTGTGTGTCTCCGCCCGTGGCAAGCCATGTCACTGATTGAAATCCTTGAGTACGGCGGGGCGTGGCTCGCCCTCCCCGTGGGCTTCGGTAAGACCCTCGTGTCGTACCTTATGGCCACCATACTTGAGTCGGAAAGGCACCTCGTGATCGTGCCGGCGAACATGGTAGACAAGACCTGGCATGACTTCGAATACTATGCGGGCAAGTGGCGTGCGCCACCAGGGCCGCCCAAGGTGCAATCGAAACACGCGATGCAACGCGATGCCTACGCGGACCTGTTGCATGAGTATCGTCCGACGTCGATATTTATTGATGAGGGTGACGAGTGTTCGAACTGGGATGCGAGCGTGGTGGCCCGTATTGATCGGTATTTGCACGAACACCGCGACACTGTGGTGGCCATAAAGACAAGGCCGGTCATCAATGATTGACAACCCCGACCACATACCCGTGTGCGTCGCATCCGGCACACCGGGGCGACTATCGATCCTTGACTATTGGCACTCTCTTGTGTGGTGCCTCGGTGATGGCGCGCCCGTGCCGCTTTCCCGCAGTGAGGCCCAATGGTGGGCCGCGGCACTCGATGAGAACTCGGCCAACCCCGCGAAGCGTCCACGTCCGGGGCCTCTTGGTGCGACGCGCGCCGCGGCCCTTGCGTGGTATCGTCGTCGGCTGAACGAAACCCCCGGCGTGATCATTGTGGATGGCGATTCGTGCGATCAACCCCTCACGATACGCGTGCGCCCAACGTTCGAATGTGAAGCGCTCGATAGGGCGTTCCAAATCTTTCGTGAGGACCAGCTCACGCCTGGGGGCATCACGCCCGCGACGCCGCTAGAAGAATACAAGGACGAGAATCACATGGGCTGCGGGTTGTATAGGCAATATGTCGAGCCACCCGAACCTGAATGGCTCGGGGCTCGTCGCGAGTTCGCGCGGTTCTGCCGAGACGCGATCCGCAATTCGCGGGAGTCGGCACGAATGCAACGCGGTGTACACCGCGCACACGTCCTCGACACCGAGGGCCAGGTCGTGGCGCGCTACGCGGACCACCCCATCGTCGCGGAATGGATCCGACTGAAGCCCTCATTCAAGCCTGAGATTGACGTGGTGTGGCTCACCAATGCCACCGTGCGCACGGCCATCGCGTGGCTCCAAGAAAGTACTGATCCCGGCATCATATGGTGCGGCTCGGTGGATTTCGCGCGGGCACTCGCCGATGCGACTGGCCTTGAATATTTCGGCGCGAAGGGCGTCGGCAATTTCGGTACGCCCTTGTATTCGTTCGACACCGAAAGTGCCCTGACGCTTTCGATCATCGTCTCGTGGAACGCAAACAAGAAGGGGTTCAACCTTCAACGCTTCGCACGCGGTGCGGTGTTTCTTCCCCCGCAGTCTGGCAAATGGCTCGAACAAATCATCGGGCGGCAACACCGAAGCAGGCAAGAGAACCCCGTGGTGTTCGATCTATTTGCCACGTCAGGCGGTACCTACGACTCATTCCAGGCCGCATTGCGCGAAGCCGGCTTCGGCCGCGCAAGCATGGGCCTCACGCAAAAGGTTCTGCGGGCTGACGTGCAAATCACGTCACCCGTGGTTACGGAACATAATCAGTTCCGTTGGGCAAGCAGAGAAAAGAAAGAAGATAGGTAACAATGGCGTTCGGAAATTTCCCCAAAGCAGCAGCGACCACCAAACCCACCAACAAGGCCAAGTCACGATACGCCGGTATCAGCGCCGCGACTCCGCGCAACCCCATGCCCGACGTGGGTGAGTACTTGGTGAAGTTCCTCACGGTGGAGGAAGGCTTCAATCCCGGCAAAGGCAAGACATCATACAAGGCCAACCTCGAGATCATGGCCGTTGCCGATGCGACGAAACAGGACCTCGTGGGAAAGGTCGTATTCGTCACGCACAACACCGGATCGGCCGCGGGCTTGTCGAACACCAAGGCCATGGTGATGGCCGGCGCGGGATACGAGGACGAGGCTGAGTATGACGCGTTCGACCCTGATGGCGCGTTCATCGAGGCCGCCGCGGGTACGGCGAACGATTACTCCGCGCGCGGTACATTGATCGGACGACTCGCATATATGCAAGTAATGCGCGGTGGTGCAACCCCTGATGGGCAGGACTACTTCCGCAATTACGGGTGGTGCCCCTGCGATGAAGGGCAAACAGTGGCGAAGGCGAAGTAAGTAACGCGATGAGAGCCCCACCCGCACACGTCGCGGGTGGGGCACGGGCCACAATATGACCATCCTCCTCGACTTCGAATCTCAGAGCCGCGCCGACCTCAAGCGCGTGGGCGGTCGCAATTATTGGGCACACCCGTCATCGCGCGCCCTATGCGTCGCGTGGTACGACGTGCACACGGAAGGCGCGGGCGTGTGGTTCCCCGGCGAGGTATGGCCCCACGCCGGGCGGGAGCTTGCCGCACATAACATGGCGGGATTCGACCGCCATGCGTGCGTGCGTTACGGCATGCTTGCCCCGGCTGACCTAGGGGAGCACTGGATCGACACCTCGGTACTGGCGCGACGCGCGGGGTTGCCGGGGGCCCTCGATGAGCTGGGCACGCGTTGGTGCGGCAAGCCGAAGGATAAAGAGGCCTCACGATTTACTAAGTCCCTTTCGTCCGTGCGCCGCCCGAAGGACATCGATGCCACGACTTGGCGCGGTCTCGATGACGATGCGAAGCGCGAGCGTGGCGCGCTTCCCGCGGTGGACGCGGCCGCCATGGCGCGCGTCGTACCCTACTGTCTTGACGACGTGGACATCCTGGCCCGCGCATGGCCGCGCCTCGAGTCCTGGCGCGGCGTCGATGAGGACGTCCTTGCGGCGGACCGCATCGTCAATGAGCGCGGGGTGTACTTCGACCAAGATTTGGCGCGCGCATTGCTCGCCGCGGATGAACGCAACACGAGTGAGGCCCTTGAACAAATCGCGGACACCTTGGGGTGGTCCGCCGCGCAAGTGCGCACGGTCGCGAACTCCCCCAAACAGTTCACCGAGTATACGGGGCTTCTTGATGCGACGGCCGCGACGATTGACGACGTGCTTGCGAACGCGGCACACGGTCGCTTCCGGCCGCACGTCATAGCCCTCGCCCAGGCGCGCCGCGCCCTCGCATCAATCGCCCGCGGCAAGCTTGAGGCCGGCTTGGCTCGCGTGTCACCAGACTCGCGCCTACGGGACTCGTTCCTTTACTACGGCGCGCATACGGGGCGCTGGAGCGGCCGCGGCATGCAACTGCAGAACATGCCAAGGCCCGACAAGCGCTTCGAAAAGCTTTGGGAAGACCTCGGTATAGACAAGGATTGCGTCGCGATCGATGCGTGGATCGAGGCCCTCGCCGCGCACGCCGGCACGGCCAAACAGGATGAGATTGAACTCCTTCTGCGTGCCACCATATGCGCGAAGCCGGGGCACGTGCTCGCCGTGTGCGATTTCTCTGGCGTCGAGGCCCGTGCGCTCGCGTGGGCCGCGAGGGATCGCAAGTATGTAGAGACATTCCTTTCGGGCCGCGACGTCTACAAGGTCGAGGCGTCCAACATATTCGGCGTGGCGTACGACGCGGTAACGAAGGCGCAACGTCAGATCGGCAAGATTGCCGTGCTCGCCCTCGGCTATGGTATGGGCGGCAGCAAGTATGGCGACACCGCGCTCGCCGCGGGGGCGGACCTCGATGCACTCGGTGTGGATCCGAGCGAGGTCGTCAAGGCCTGGCGCAAGGCGCACGCACCGATCGCCTACGGATTTTGGCCCGCGCTCGAGAACGCCTTCGTCGAGGCGCTCGACGGGCATATTACACGCGTCGGACCGTTCACCGTCCTGCCCTCCGACGACGGCCGTGATATAGCCATCGTCATGCCCTCAGGACGGCCCATCGTCTACAACGACGCCACGGTGCACGACCGTGACGGACGGCCATCCCTCGCGTTCCTGGGCACGCACGGGCCCGAATACACGTATGGCGGGAAACTCGCGGAGAACGTTATCCAAGGTGCTTGCCGTTGCATGATGGCCGATTGCCTCGTCCGCGCGGAGCGGGCCGGGTTATGTCCCGTCCTAACGGCCCACGATGAAATCGCGTGCGAGGTGCCGGAAAGTGCTGGACGCGATGCATATGAGGAGCTACACCACATCATGACGCACCTGCCGGAGTGCTACGCGGGATTCCCCACGGGCGCGGCGGGTTTTTACGGACGGAGGTACCGGAAATGAAATCGATCACGCAAAAAATAGTCGAACACGCACGAGGATATTTCGATTTGCCCAAGCGCACACCCTATGGTCACGGACCGCAAGTGAAACGCGCCCGGAGCCCGCACCGCAGTGATGCCGCGCGCACGTTGCGCAAGTGCGCGATCTCCTCACGCCCCATGAGTAAGGGGCAAAGTCTATTCTCCGATCGGGCAATCGTCAAGCGTCGCCATGGCAAAGCACGGGGCTGGGAAATCGTAGGTGCGGCATAATGATCACACCAGCGCAAATCGCGGCGTGCAAGACGCCTTACGAAATCGAAGTCCTGAGTGCAACTGCCTTGGTCGGTAATTTAGATGCGCGGCGCGCGCTCAGCGTGTGGCACGACGCGGGTACACCCACATGGCTCGAGTACCACCCCGCGCCTGGACGCGCATCGCGCCGGCACCCACCACGTACTGCGCGCAAGCGCGGGGGGTATCATGCCTAGGCACCAAGCACTCTGGTTCGACGTCGAAACGACGGGGCTAATCGGCGATGGGCCTGGGGGGCCTAAGCCGGGCGACCTTTATGGTGGCGGCCTGCTACTCGAATGGGCCCTGGCCCTCGCGGAGGATGACGCGGGGGGAGATTGCACGATCGTGCAGGAGTACACGGCCGTAGTGCACCACGAGCCCGCGGCGCTTGCCTCATGCCTTGATGACTACGTTCGCAAAATGCACACTAAAAATGGTTTGCTCGTGGACGTCGAGGCGAGCACCACGACGCTCGCGGATAGTGATGCGTTCCTCTTCGCGATCTGCCAAGAGCTCACAGGCAAGGCCGAACCCAGGGGTTTGGAGCTAGCTGGTTTCTCAGCGCATTTCGATCTGGCATGGTGCAAGGTGCACCTCCCGCGCTTCGCCTCGTGCCTCTCGCACCGTGTGTTCAATGTGTCGACGTTGCGCAAGGTCGCGTTCGTACACTTCCCAGATGGCGGCCCAAAGCAAGAAAACCCCGACCGACACCGCGCGCCGGATGATGTGCGGGCCTCGATCAATTACTACCGCGATTGGCTCCGAGTCGGGGGGCTCATACCGTGAACCTCGAAAGCAACCCACCATTTCTCGAACTGACCGCGGAGGAGTGCATAGATCTGCTCTCGTCGTGGCCCGCGCCCTCATTCACGAATTGCGGGGTCCTCGAACGCGAGGGCCCAGCGTTCCCGCGGGTAATGCTCTTCGGGCCCCTGCCATATGAGCATATGGGGAGGGTCGTGCACGCCCTGGTGTGGCCCGACGGTATCATTGGCGCCTCACCCACCCTCTATCCCATTCTTTTGGCGGGGTACTCATGACCAACATCATCGCAATTGACCCGGGCTACGCCGTGGAGTCCGGCGGGTGTGCGTGCGCACGATTTTTCCACAATGAACTGATTCATGCGTGGTTCGTGCGACCTGAGGAGTTGTGCGCGGATGACATACCTTTGGGTGTCATCGACACCGTGTTATGGGAGCGCCCCGTGCACCGCGTGCGCGACGAGCAATACTCGCACCTGCCCGTAGGTGTGCTGCTCGAACTGACCGCGGTAGGGGCGAGTCTCGCAGGCATGTACGCCGCAGGACGGTGCCCCATCGTCGCGATGAAGCCACATGAGTGGAAGCGCAGTCGCCACAAGCCCCCGCATCACAAGGCCCTGTGGCGCATCCTCACCCCCTCGGAGAGGGCCGTGCTCGGTGGTGCATCCACGTGGGCCATCATCGAGGCCGCATGCCGCAAGGGCGCGCTTGCGCGCTGGAAACCCGGGGTGAACTACTATCCGTCGACATTCGTCACGCACAACCTGTTGGACGCGGTTGCGTTGGGATGCACGTATCTGAAGAGAATGATCCCATGAAATACTCACAAGAACATCAGGAACCCGACTACGCGTCGCGTGATGCCGATGCACCTGTGGACAAGAATACAGATACCGCACAACCTACGCGCTGGTCCCCTGATTCGTGGTTCGAGTGGCAGTCGGCGCGCCACGGGCGAAGGTACTCGTGAGCAAATGGACACGAGCCCACCCCGGCGCGCTCACACGGCCACTATGCAAGTACTTCGGGAGTAAGTGGCACGCATCGAAGCACTATCCCGCGCCGCGCCACGAAATCATCGTGGAGCCCTTCGCGGGCTCCGCGTGTTACGCCGCACATTACGCCGACAGGTGCGTGCTTCTCGCGGATAAGGACCCCGACGTTACAGACCTTTTGGACTACCTCGTGGGCGTTTCGCCGCAAGAGGTGCTCGCACTACCTGTGGACCTCACTCCGGGCGAGGACATTCGCGCGTTGCGTGGTGTCTCCCGCGGGGGGCAATTGCTCATACGCAACTGGCAACGTGTTGGGCGAAGCACTTGCTGGACCATAAGCAAATGGAACAATGCCAACCAGGGTATGTGGGGCCCGGACACGCGCGCCGCCGTCGCGGAAAATGTACTACGCATTCGGCACTGGCAGGTCGTGTGCGCGGAGTACTGGCAGTTGCCCAGCACCGAGGCGACGTGGTTCCTTGATCCACCGTATCAGTACGTGCCACCGGCGTACCGTCGCGACATCGATTGCAACACGATCAACTACGAGCACCTCGCTACGTGGGCTCAATCACGCCGGGGGCAAGTGATCGTCTGCGAGCAAGAGGGTGCGGACTGGCTACCGTTCCGCCCGTTCCGAAACTTGAAGGCGGGCACGGCGGGCGCGCGTGGCAAATCGAGACCAGACGTGGGTGTGGTGTGGACTAACGACGCCCCATGATCGGTCGCTGCCTCTCGCGACGCTCAACCTCATCCGCAACGGCGCGCGCGAGTGCGTCCGTCTCCACCAGACGTGCGCTCAGCCGTGACTCCACGTGCCGCACGTCCTCCGACAGCTGCCTGTACGTAGCGTCTTGCGCCGCGAGGGACGCGACACCCGAGGCGCGGGTGACGGCGGAGGCTTCGATCCATTTCGCGCCAAGTGTGCCTAGCGCTCCAAGCGCCGCCACGACTACGGCACTCTGGAGCCACGAGGCGCGGGAGTGACTGCGCACGTGGTCCTCAAGTTTCGTATCGACCTGCGATATCGCTGCTAGGATCTCCCCACGCTCCCGAACCTGCCTCTCGTGCTCCACGTCTGCGAGCGTCCGGGGGATACGTTCACGGGCGCGCATCATGAGGTCCACAGGCAGGCCCCCAGGGTTCACGGCGACCGCCGCAGGAGGGCCTCGACGCCCGCGGCCACAGTGCCCACGAGTTCAATCAGCGTGTCAACCTTCGCCTTGAGACTAGCGAAGCGATCCTCGTGGGCCTCGATGTCCCGCGTGTTCGCCGCGGTTTTGATCGCAACGACCTCATGCAAGGGCGCGGTCACGGCACGTCACCCCAGACGAGATGGTCCTCGGGGACGGCCTTGGCGCATTCGGCGAGGCGCGTCTGCAGTGCCGCTACGTACTTGTCTTCCTTTGCCGTGTAGTAACCATTCACCCGTAGCGCATGCGCGTAGGCGAGCGGGTCCCCAGTGAGCAGGGCGTCCAAGGACTTCGGTTCGCGCTTGCCGAAGGTTTCGCGGATAGTGACACAATGATCGTCCACCGCGGCTTGAAGCGATTGGAACGCACGGAAGCAGCACCACGGGTGTTTTGGCAGGAGGCGTACGGTAGTCATTTTCTCATCGCGGGCGACGAAGTGTACGAGCAGTGGCCCCAAACGTTGGGCTTCCTTCAGGCGTGCGTCGTCGAAACGCTCAGTCGTCGTGAAGAATTGCCAGTCATACTTGGTTGAGTACGGCCTTGTCTTGATCCCCGACACATTGTAGTTGAAGCACGATCGCATGCCTGATTCGACGGCGAACTGCGCCACGACGAGGCGCACAGCGGCACGCGTCACGCGCACCTTGAGGCAGTCCAGCGCGAGCATTGCGGCGTTGCAAAGCGCCGGGTACTCGAGGGGCGTGCGCCGCGGTGTGAGCTCCCCAGTCATGGCGCACCCGCGGCGCCGGCACCCGCGCGAAGCGCGGCGTCGACAATGGCAGCCTCGAGGCACACGTCACGCAGTTGCGCAATGCGCGCCGCGGGGAGACCGGACACGCGGGCGAGCACTACGGGGTCGGAGGCAATCACGACGTCGCATCCGAGGCCCAGGTCCTCACGAATGCGCTGTACCGTAGGTGCGGGCGCGCATGCAATCACGAAGGGGGCTAGATTGATCCATAAGGCGAAGCGGCGCACGAGATTTTTGAGGGATCGCATGCGCATGTTATGGGTCCCTAGAAGCCGATCTGCAACCCATAGGCCGTGCTCGCGGTACCACCGGAGGGCGCGGACGCGGCGAGTACCGCGGCAAAGTTGCCGTCGATGACACCGCTGAGATTGTTCACCTGTGCCGCGGTGAACGTGACGACGGTGCCGTCGCATTGCGCGAGACTTAGAATGCCACTCACGCCGACGACGATACGCCGGGCGCACTTGCCATGGCGTAATGTTGCGGCGCTTGCGCCAACGCTTGATGGCCATGCGCCACCGGGAGTCCAGTACGAGACGGGGCCAGGGTCGTTGTTGATCTGTCCAGTGTATGTTGTCATATCTGTCCTTCAAAACATATGGTCGACGAACGTGCGTTGGATGGATTGGGCCTTATGTTGAAATCTGCTGCCAAGTGTTGGTCGCGACGCAAGCCCAGAGCTGTTCGCCGGATAGGTAGAATTTTCCCCCGCCCCGGTTCGCCCGGTTCGTGTGCCAACGCACGACGTAAACGTCCGCTGACACCCCCGCGGCCAACGCCCCGCGAAGGTCTGCAATCGAGTCGACGGTCAACGTTCGATTGCGAAGCACCGTAGAGCGGGATAGTGAACCATCCTGCCCTACTTGGTCGACTTGGCCACCGTCGGTCACGTCACTTAGGTCCGCGACCTTTCCACCTACGTTGGCGGGTTTGAATCTGCCCGGGGTTGGGATATCGGTCATTAGAACCTGTAATATCGCCGCACGGCAGCGAGCCACGCGAGTTCTTGAGCTTCCGTGATCGTCGACGTCAGGAACAGATAGCGCCCCGCCGGAGCATCCCAACAAGAAGCCACGGCCGTGGATGCAATATTGATTGCCATGCTTGCTCCCGACGCGTTAGTGGCCCGGATCAGCGCGACGGTCCCTTCTGCCGGCAATGTTTCAGAGGCCACACCGTTGACGCCGTGAGTCCAGCCCCCTGCGGTGTAGAGTGTGGTCGAGCCCGTATAGTTCTGGATCGTGCCCGCATCTGCAGGCACGTCCGCGGCTATGATATATCTGGCAGGCGCATAGACAGGCATTTTGAGCACAGCCAGTACGGTCTTGACGGAACCTAACGAGACCGTACCAGACAACCTCGCGACGACCCCTTGCACGCCGAGTAGTGCGGCGCGCCCATTCAATGTGCTTGCAGCAAATCGACCTGCGACGGCGTTCGTCAATGTACCGCCAACACGCCCGGGCCGCGATGACACATCGGCCCCGGACATCACCATGTCTTCGGGTGCGTAGTCCCCGGCAACAACACCGGTGAAGATGGCCTGCGCCTGCGCGCTTAGCCACGCAGGGCTCAAACCCACGCCACCAAGACCAACACCCACGCCGACACCGATCCCGCGGCTCACGTTGCCCCCACGATCGTCATTTCAAGACCCGTCCAAGTCATGAGGTCCACCGTCTCCAGAAGGGTGTGCGTGATGCCATTGCGAACCACACTCGATGATGTGCACGTGACAGGGAACCCAGACATCGTGAGGGCCGGCGTTCCGAGTGCCACGGGCACGGCTGCATACACTTTCTGCGCCACCGGCGAGACTACGAACGTGTACGGCAGCGCGAGATCCGAGTCTTGCGTGAGGCCTTCGAGGTCCGTGCGACCCGCCGCACCAACGCCGTAGAATACGACTGGCGACACCACGGTCGTGGCCGCACCCGCCGTCGCGAGGACCTGCCAAGTATGCACCGCACGTGCGCCATTGTTGAGCAACGCGGTGCACGTGAACACGCTCACGGTGCCCGCCGTGCCGCCCGAGACGACGCCCGTGCCATCGGAGGTTTGTGAGTCAAGTGCCGCGTCACCAGACACGTGTGCCCAGGCGTACCCCACGACATTCGCGGCGCCCTCGCGCACAACGTCATGGTACCAATTACGCGCCAGCCGGATGACGTCACCCGTGGCTTTGACGACGGGCGTCATGACCCCACCGGTTCGTAGTCGTATGCAAGGCGCACTTGGAAAAGCCAGGACTGCGTGGCGTGCGATTGAATCTGCACCACGGTCGATGATCCATCGACTGCGAACCGTACACGCGCGTGCGTGAAGGTCTCGACCGCTTCGACGATAAAGGAGTCACCATCCACGTTCTTTACCCATGCCTGGCCCACCGAAATTATGGGCGCCTGTCCAGCGTACGTCCCTCGAACATCCCACGAGATGCGCACCAGCATGTCCGTGGCGGGTGTACCCACGAAGTCCCCCACGTTGCTCCACGTTTCGGGATCGGTCGCGGTGATTGTGGTCCAGGGCACACCGCCGACTTTGCCGTCGGCGCGGGGCGTGCGGTCCAACTTCGAGGAGTCGAGTACACCAATCATCGGACGGTCCTATCTTGCACATTGATGCGTAGTGCAAACCGCGTCGCGGGTGTCGTGGTACCTGCGTACTGTGCAAGGCCCTGTATGGCGAGTAATGCGTCCGTAACAGTGGCGCGCAACCGCACGTCCGCGGGGGCCTCCCATGGCAGGCCGAACTGCGAGTTGAGATCATCGCCCACCGCGAATAGCCCGTCCGCGGGCGTGCACAAATACCGAGCCCGTGCGTGCATGATGCGCACAGATTGTGCGCCCTGCAAGCCAACGGAGGCCTCGACCGTAATATCTAGCACGTGGTTATCGGCGTATGATCCGACGGGACCCTCGTAAGACCAGAGGTCCACCCACCGATCGGCCTCGGTTGCGACGTTCTGCCTTGCGACGTTGTACCATACGGTGTGCGTGGGCGCACCGCCCATCGCCACGAATTCCGTGGTCGACACAGCATACCAGAAGGTATTCGCCCACGCACGCCCGGAGGCGATAGGAATGATGTGCCCATTCTCTATACCCTCACTCGACCGCACGAACTTCGCACCATCCCAAACATACACGCCATTCTCGGCAGTGGATGTCTGCCCAATAATGAGCGCACGGAACCCAGCGCCGGGACTCGACCACGTTGAGTCGATGTTCGATCGCCAACCAAGTGTGGTCCCGCCATCCGTGATTAGCTCCGCTTCGCTTGGTGCCGCGAGCCCACCGGAGACTGCGGCGAGATTGTTAAAAATCACCGCACTGCACGGCATGTGCACGACCGCCGCACCCGCCGTGAATAGCACCGCACCCGGCGCAAGAAGGGATGGCGTTAGGCCCTGGACTGCAACTGCGTTCACGCCGGAAAAAAGGGTAGTTCCCCCCGGCGTGATCACAGTGAGCGTAGGACCTGTCGCGCCTGTCGCGCCGGTGGGACCAGTTGCGCCGGTGGGACCAGTTGGACCCTGGCCCCCGGTCGGACCCGTGGGACCCGTGGGACCCGTAGGCCCTGCAAGCCCTGCAATCTGACTATCAATGTAATCGCCGTTCATTGTCGACGCGCCTCATATTTTCCGTACCAGTATCGATCCATGCACGTCGCGGCGAAAGTAACATCATCCGGCGCGGTGAACCGCATGCGAATGAGGGTCGTACCTGGCGTCGTCACCACCCCGCGCCATGATATCTCATGCGTCTGAATGTACCCCCCGAGGATCCCCACCGTGACACTCCGGCATACCTCGGCGAGGCCGCCCCCCGTGGTGTAGCCAGACACGCACTCCACGTCGACGCGACCTCGAAAACCTGGGTTCGTCGTGCTTGGTGTGGACAGCAGCAGAGGCCCAAAAACACCGTCAATGATATCCCCCGTGATCGTGTTGTCGACTTGCACTATGTGCACGGTGTCCAGCAGCGAGGCCCCCGCGGCGATAGTCCCGGTCGCCAAGGGTGTTTCACTGAAACATGTCCCCGAGTCGATGATGTAATTCTGTTGCAGATGGCGCTTCAATCGCGCCGTGCCATCCCACACAACTTCGGTCAGGCCACTATAGACGTCGCTCACCCAGCGGCCACTACCCATGCCGGTCGCGGTGATCACCATGTAATCGCCCTGCAACGCGAGCATTGTGGGGGTGTACCAATACCAGCCATACCCCAACACGTAGTGAGGCTCATTCAGTGATACGCCCGTGGCTGCCTGCAAATCCGCGATCGTGTTATGCATCCGATCCACGGTGTGCGCGCGAAGCCACGCCAACCCATTCGCGGCATCCGTGGCGAGGGCGGCTTCCGTCGTGGCATTACGCGGATCGGTCCCGGTGGGTGTACGAATCCCCGTGGGCCATATGCTCGGGTTGCCGACTGTCGTTATCATTGCGGGATCTCCCAGTATACATACGCCTGACTGCGGCTGCCCGCATCCCCCCATGTGCCGTCGGGGGCTATCGTGGCGAATTCGGCCGAGTTGAACGAATACACGACGCACTCGCAACGTGCGTGCGGTGGTGTCATATCTTGCACGAGGGCGAGCAATCCCTGCACGCTAGCGAGGCTCGCCTGCGAGCCATAGGTCGGCGTAGTATCGCCGCCTGCTAATGGATCGAGTACCACACCACCGGCCGTGCCCTCATCCGTGTTGAGATCGTCCCACGTGCCAGCGCTGCCCCAAAGACCATCACTGGCCCACGGCGTGTTCGCCGTCGCACAACCAAGCAGCAACCAAAAGCGCGTCGGCTCATTCACGCCATCCCAGTTCCACGCGCGGGAAGTGGCGTGCACCACGCCCGCGCCTTGGTACTCGTCGAGCAAGTACGCCCCAGGGTCCACGGTATAGCATGTGCTGTCACTGTATTGGATTTGCACTGTCATCGCGTAGGGCTGCAGGTAAGACTGGATCTGCACTGCAAGTTCAATCGGATTGCCCTGCCTCTTGCGCGCTTGACGCCACCGGCGCAACCGGCGCGCGTACGCGGTGGATGACTCGAGGGGTCCACGCAGGATGCCGCGTTCTGCGCCCTGCAACGCCAACGCCGTTTCGTCGTCCGTTGCGCCGGGGAAGGCCTTCCAAAGCCCTTCATTGAGCGCATCCCCGAGGGCGTCCAAAGTGAGTCCAAGCACGTGCATCACACGCCAACCAAACCATCCGGCATTCGGATCGGGGTTGCCCTCCTGGTGTGCGCCCTTAGCCCATCGGGGTAAGAGCTGCGCGATGGCGCTTCGCCAATTCAACGTGGTCATTCGAAATACACTCCGCCTACGGGCGCTCCCGCGAGCACGGCCACGTCGCCCGTGGCGAATTGTATGTCGTTGTAGAGACTGCCTGCGGATACGAGCGCGTGGTAGATGGGGTTCGCGACGTTCGGATACGCCCGTGGGATCGCGGTCATGATGACACTCTCGAGGTCATCGAGGTACATCCACCGCGTCCCGGCGGGGTGTGCCCCATCGACTTGCGCCACGGCGTCACCCCCCATCGGAAATGCGCCTATGTATTGAGTGATGGCCGCGTCAATCGTCGCCTTGATTGTCGCGGCGCTCATGGTCGTTTTACGACACCATACGGAGTATGCGGCGTAGATATTCTTTGCATTGCCGGGCACCACATTCGCCACGACACCGAGTGCTTCAACTTTCGTGCGCAACTCGAGCGTGACTTCCGTGAGATCCGCGCCCGAGAGACCCCCGGAGGCGTTGCCAATAAACACCGTGAGGGGGTTGCCAGGCTGTACTTGCACCCGCGTGCAAACCTGCACGCCGTCGCGTGTGTAGGATGTGGCCACATGACGCCACGCGTCCTTGGGGCCCGCGGGACTCGTGGCACTCGCCGCCGACTGCGCCCGCGTGATCAACGCCTGGTCATCCTCATCATCCGTGCCAATGAGCGGGGTTTCGACGACCGCAGTCAAACCAGAGAGGCCTGGGGATAAACTCACCGCCGCGCCCACAGGCAGCGTACCTGCAGAGCCCGCAATCGTGCAGGTGAAGGAACCATCGACCGACGCCGACGGGCCGACGGTAACCGCGGCGCTCAGGGAGTACGTGTATCTCGTTGTTGTCAAGCCATCTGGGGATAACGCGTCGTACAGGATTGCGAGGTCCCCCGGGTCGAGTTCGTAAGTGTTCGCGCTCGTGTTCACGAGCAACACGACACCCGATGCCGCCGTCGCGGAATGCCAGTCCGTACCATAGTCATACTTGGCCTTGGCGCGTAGCCAATCACCTGAGGACAGGTGCAAGAACATGGCGCGCACGGCGCCGCATGCCCAATAGGTATAGGCGCTGAATACTACCGCCGTGACTTTGAGCAAAAATCGCATCGGACTGAGGGGCTTCCACGCCGTGACGGGGATCCCCACGCGCTCCAAATACGCGTAGAAATTCGCGAGGATTTGCTCGGGGGTACGGGGCTGAGTGAGATCTTCAAGGCTTGACATAGTTGATACCCTCCGCGCTCATTTCGCGGATCAGTGCCGCGCCGTCGGTCAAGGCAGACACGAGGGAATAGGGCCCCCGCGCCGTCGTGCCGGTCAACGTCATGGTCAAAGTCTCCCCCGCCGCATCAAGCTCCAGGGTGCACACGCAAGATGCGTTGCGGTCATCATACATGATGCACTCGCGGATCTCATCCTGGTATTGGTTGATGCGCTGCGGTGTCGTCGCTTTCTGCAGAAGTGAGCGCACATCGAACAAGGCATGCACAGGCTCATCAACGGCGGCGGCTACTGCGGGCGGAGTGTTGATCCGCCGCCAGTTCGACTGCACCACGGCAATAGTACTATTTGGATCAATCATTGCAAAGTCGGGGGTGAAGTCTTCGAAGCAGGACAGGTCCCGACCGTAGCCGAGGTCCCCCGCGGTCGTTGCGAATTCACGCGCCGGGGCCTCGCGCACCACGCCGTCTGGTAAGGTACCACCTGAAAGAAACACAGCGAAGGCAGAGTCGAAATCCAGCATTAGAACCCCACGAATACGGCAGCCAGGGCCGATGCCGCCGCGACGGATGTTGCACCCAAGACGATCGCGGTGGACTGCTCCCCCGTGGTGTGACTGGCTAAGGCCGCGGCCAATTCCGCACCGAACGCACTCGTGTTGCCGTCGTACTTGTACGCGTAAACCCCGGCGCCGATCGCGGCTTTGAACGCGGCAATGGCGGCAAGTTGCGCACGCAGCGGCGCAAGCAACCCGAGGATGATATCGATCTGCGCCTGCAACGAAGGGGGCACGATGCCCAGGGATATGGCGGATTCAATCGAGGCTTGGATCTGTGCAAGCAACGCGAGATTTGCTGCGAAGCTCACGCCACCCGGCTGGAACGCGAGTAGCGCGTCCAACCTTGCTTGCGCGTCGGGCAGCGCAAGATTGAGGGCTGCGATCGCACCGGGGATCGCAGCGCCGACAGACAACTCACCCAGCGACGTGATGGTCATGGCGCGGCCCCCGCCTTACTCGACCCGGCCGTGATTGTGCCAAGCACTTTCGGGGAGGCCCATATTATTGCGCCAGTAGCGGGACTCCCGCCAACGGTACCCACGAATGTTGCGGGTGGTAGCAGCCCCTCGATGGGGTGTCCAAGGCATGCGATGCCTGGGCCCTCCGTGCCACCGATCACGGTGCGTGCGGGGGCGAAGTGCGCGTCCCTCGTGTCCGCGACGGGCTCACATCGGGCTTGCGCCGGGTCGCCCTCGAGGAACTCCACTAGCACCGTGGCGCCGGGGGACATGTCCACGTACACGGAGGAGTAGACGGGCACGCGTGCGAGCGTGGGGAAAGGCGCGCGATCGTTGAGCGCCGTGACGTTGACGCGCCCATCAGGGGACATCGACTCGACACGATAGCGCCACTTCGAATGCAGACGTGGATCGATCGTGTGCCGCACGAACGCACCCATGGCTTCGACCAGAGGGTCTGCCCCCGTGAGTGCCGCGCCACAAATCGCGTGCACATAAACCGTGGAGCCCTCGGCCGTGAGCGTGTACTCCCGGACGACTTGCACGCCAGTGAACCTCTCATCCACGAGCTTGGCGCCGATGCCGATCGCGCCGGGATCTTCGACGCATATCGTCGCACGCTGCGCGATCGGGTCCCACGACTCGACGTGGTACGCCTTCGCGGCGGGCGTGTACGTCTTACGTGGCGCTACGTGCGTCACACCAGAAGGGTCGACGTACCACGGCACACCGCCTGCGGCCGCGGCAAGAGCCAGGGAAGCAGCGCCAACACGACGCGCGAAGGGTGACGCAAGGCGGAGCGCGGCGGGCTCGAACGTGCCGAGGGCTTCGCCGACGGACGTGGCGGCATCCGATGCAACCTTCTGCGCCTTCACCCCCGCGTCATTCGAGTACGCGGCGCGGGGTAGCACGCGTGACCAGCCAAGGCCCCCCACAACGCGCACGTGTGTCGCATCGGCAAAAGAACCGGAGCGCTCGGGGTCCACAGTGCCGACCCAAGATGTGCCCCCAAAGGATAGAGTCGCACGACCCGACATGAGTGTGGCGTCCGCAAGCACGACCTCTGCTAACCACGCGCCGGCTTCGGGCACGTGCAATGATACGCGCTCACACGGCCTACCATTCAGGGTGACTGCTTGGTCTGTCATTTGGGCGCCGGCAATGGTTGATTGCGTAGGTTGTCGAGGGTCGCGCGCTTCTGTGCGTTCTCGCCCTCGAGGGCAAGGTTGCGCAAGTCGCGCGCGTCGGGCTTGTCCGCGGCGGTGTCCTCGTACTTCGCACTCATGCGCTTCAGCGGTGTATAGCGTGCAACCTGGACCTCGATCATCCACGCGCCTGGTCCCTCAGCTACAGGCTGCTTGACGTTCAGAACAATCACGTGCGTAATCCCGAGGGGCGCGAGAAACGGGTGATAAATACGCCAAGGCCGAAGCACTGTTTCTTGCGCGGCCATCATGCCTCCCGCCTGGGGCTGAGGAAGGCGAAGAAAGTCCCCGTTGCCGCGTGTCAAGTACGCCTGATAGTCGAGGTAGTCAAACTCATCCTGTAGGTGCAGATAGATCGAGAACTCAGATATGTCGAGGCCCTGAAATAGATACCTGGCGCCGGAGAACCCGGGACCTGACTGCATCAGGATTTTACGCTTCGCATCCGCGCCGAAGGGCTCCGAAAATCCAGGCAGGGCCTCGCCCTCGATCAACACGTGGTCGACTGGATCGCCTTCGGGCTGCCACGTTTCAGTCATTGGCGGCTCCAACCGTGGTATTGGCGTCGCGCATCAACTGCAACAAGATGCGCTTCACTTCGCGCGCCACCGCGAGGGGATCGCGGGCGTCGTATATGTTGACCGTGGCGTGACCGATACCCCCACCTGATGCGCCCGCGGGTGCGGGTACGGCATGTATGGCCGGGGCGAATGCCGCGGCGAATCCTGCGCCACCAAACCGTGGGGGTGGTTCGGGGGCCATGTCGCGCACTGCGGCACGCACCATAGGAGCCCCGTCGCGGATACCAAGGGCCGCGCCCATCGGAATGAAACGTGCTTGCGTACGGAAAACAAGTGAGGGGGACTTGATCCCTAGGGCCTTTTTGAACGCAGCTTTTATAGCGCCCGCGGAACCAACCATCGCATCAACCGCCCACTTCGTGCCATTGATGATCCCACTACCGATCCCCTTCATTATGTCGAAACCCAACTGTGACCAGTCGAGATTCGTGGCGTTGTCATACAGCCACTTGAACTGCGATCCAACCCAGTACAGCGTGTAGCCGATCGCGCCAATCGCACCTACCAAGGCCACGGCGCTGAGCGTTATGCCAATAAGGGCGACCGCAAGCGCACCCGCGGCTACCGCGGCGAAACCAAGCACGACTTTGAGCGCGGTCAGTGCGGCTAACGTACCTAAGTCACCCTTATAATTGAACGTGCGCGCGACCCAAATCTGCAGGTCGAGCCAATAACTTTGAGCCTTCAGAGCCCAGTAAATCATATCCTGAACGAGGTGCTTGATCGCGTCGCCCGCCGACGCCGCACCACCAAACAGGGGGCTTAGCAAGGACTCGAACAAGCGCTTCAAGATCTTCCCGGACACCGCGGTTTGCGAGAAAAGCGAAGTCACGCCGTGCAGCGACTTGAGGAAGGGCTCGATGCGAACGCCAGTGAACAGCTGCCCGATGTGCTGACGCAGCATGCCCATTTGCTTGCTGAACCCTAGCGACTGTCGGATCGCAATATCGCCAAGATCTTTCTTCACGCGCGCCGCGAATGCGGCTGAGCCCTTGCCCATCAACCCGAACTGCCAGGAGATAGCGCCCATGTATCGCTGGGCTTCGCCCGCATCCCCACCAAATGCAGCAAGGGCCACGGATGAAGCCTCGACCGCGTTCTTGAGGCCATTGCCGCGGTAGCCCGCGGCGTACAGTTCACGCGTGAACTTGCCGACCTCGGTCCGCGCCACGCCCCACTTATCGGACATGGTACTGGTGATAGCGACAAGCTCCGAGGCCTTGCCGGCAGCGCGGCCCCACCAATCAGGAATCTTCGTGAGGGCCTCAAGATGCAAGTTTTCCGCGCGCGCTGCATCGGCCACCGTGAGTGCATAGAAAGCAAGCTTCGCCGCGGCGATGCCCATGGCCGCGCCAAGGGCGATCCCCGCCGCGGCCGCAAGCACGAGCACCCCCACGAGGCCGGCACCGCCCAACTTAGTGATGAGGCCCCCGACACCACGAGACATAGAGCCCACCGGGCCCTCCGATTGCGCGAGGGCGTTGCGCAATTGCTCGAGGCCCACCTTGGCCTTATCGGACCCCTCGGACTTCGATTTCTTGAATGCGCCCCCCATGCCGTGAATCTTGGCCGTGGTGCTGACCATGCTGGCACGGGTCTCGTCGATGCGTGCGCGTAGGTTCTTCGCCGTGGCCACGTCGACCACGGCGGCCTTGTTGAGCTGCTTCCACGCCACTTCTAGGCGTGACAACGCAACCGTATCAGAGTCTAGCTTGGCCCGTAGTTGCTCCAACTGCGCCGTCGACGACTTGACCCCCGCGCCGGTGCGGTCATCAATCTCGACGCCGAATAGTGCAGTGGTTTGGCCTCCGGTGTTCATTTGTTCGCCAACGACCTAATGATTGATAGGGCGTCCACAACCATGCGGGCACCTACTATCTTTTGGACCTCCGCGTCCTCGTCGTCAACCGGACGAAGCGGAAACAACTGCATAACGCAGTCGGTAGCGTATGCGGCGTCAATGTGCGAACGCTTGACGCCAGCGGCTATTTTCCCTCAAGCGTCTCGGACCCCGTGCCGGCAAGTGCCGCGGCGGCATCGGCGCATGTCACGAGCATCGCTGGCGCGCGCGCTTGGACCTCGGAGAATACTTCGATCGTGGGGTACACGAGGCACGACTTGACGAACCGGAGGGCGACCTCGTTCGGATCGAGCTTGCCCGCGTTCAAATCGCGCTGGAACATACGAAAGGCGGCAAGCGTTGGGCGCTTGATAACTACCATGTCGCCCGTATGCTTGCTGAACACGGCATCAATATCGCTACCAATCACACCGTGCTCGGGGGCGATCGTCTCGTGCAGCGCAAGCTCATTTTCGGCACGCACCTGTGCGACCTCTTGAGCCCTCGCGTCGCGGTCCTTCGCACTCTTCTCGCGCGCAGCTTCGAGCCGCGCGCTGATGTCATCTGCCATGTTGTCCTGCTTTCGTTATATTCACCGTGGGCGAGAATCCCACGGCGTGAGCCCGTTGATCCGACAGCGCATGTACTGCAGCTCGGCCTCCTCTTGGAGCGGGTCCGGGGACTCATCCCAAGTGAAAGATTCCCCCGACCACACGACATTCTCGAAAAGATAATGCACCGTGTTGAACGACTCGACCTCGACGATTTGGATCGAGTGGTTCAGCCGCACATCAGCGAAACTACGACCGTCGCTGGCGCGCTCCGCGTAGATGTTCCGCAGGACCTCGAACGAGTCCTTATGCATCTTGAGTTTGAGTGGGTCGAATGTAACCTTACCCTTCGACAAGGCGCGGGGTCCGTGCGACTTACCCAAACCATAGCCGTAGACGCGCTCGCGCTTCCACGCGGAACCAATCGAGGTGACGCCAAACAACTCGATGCCCGCAACCGTATAGACGATTGAAGACCAGCCGAAGGGGTTCAGCTCGACGCGTTCCTGATCTCTAGTGATTGCCATGTGAGGACCTCATTACGCGGGGAGCAAGAAACCGAGACGCAGGTTGATGAACACCGGGTATGCAAAAGGCTGGACGCCGCCCTCGACCGTGACCGTCGGGTTATCCGCGCGGAGGTCATCCGTGCGGGCGATGCGTGTGCGAACCGCGGTGCAATCACCAGCCATGACACCTTCAATTGCAGCGTTCGCATCGTCCTCGATCTTCTGCGCAGCAGACTCGAGGATATGCCCCGTGGCCGCATCGTAGTCGACGCGCTTCTGCAACAAGGGGCGATACGCGCCGTAGCACGCGGCCGCAAACTTGTTCCACACGCGGAGGCGCTGCAAAATCGAGAATGCCGAACCCGACGCGGCCATCAATCTAGGGAGATTGACGTACGCCCCGGGTCGGTCCGGCCACGTTCGGAGAACGCAAAAACGGGCGTCATCCGCCCACGGATTTTGTGCTTCGTCATGGCATCGATCGAGGGGGTTGCCGTTGCCGTCTGTAATTTGACACCCAGGGAGAGGGCCGTCGTCACTGTCCGCGATCGACTGCGATGCAAGATGTTTGACAGCCCATGGTGCCACCACATAGGAAGGGGGCAAAATATATTGCGCCGGCCACGTCGGGTTACGCGATGCTTGCAGGCACGCACCCGCAAGCACGAGACCCGGCGTAGTGCTGCCGTACGCGGCAAAGTTCGTGACGTCCGAGGACGCCTGGTATTCGGAGTCGTCGTCACCCTCCCCCGGGATAGGAGCGTGACCGATCCAACCACGAAACTTGCCCGAGCCCGCAAGCGACACTACAGCGGAGTCGAGGGACCCCGCGACACCCGAGGAGTGCGTCGCATCCGATAGAGGGCTGGCGAGAGAAATGAACTCCCAATTTGCGGTCGACGCTCGGATAACAGTGATCGCAGTCGCGATATCCGCAGTCGTAGCGACCGGTGCGGTCGAGGTGCCCAGGAACTCATCACCCACCGTGAGAGTACCCGCGGCGCAAGTGAGATCAATACCACTGTCGAATCCCGTCACCGAGTGCGAAATCGAAAGATCGAACGTCGCGGTATCCGGCAGTTTCGTCTCGGGGCCTAGCGTGCGGAAATTATCCGTGGTCCACTTCACATAGATGTTGTCCGTACCGAGCGTGCCCGTCGTCATGGCTGCGCCGGCATCCGACAGAATCTTGGTGACAACCATGCCGAACTCATAGTCGCCGTAAGGGACCGATCCGGCCTTGACGGTGACGACCGACGTCGAGGATGCGACGCGTGTAGCCGTAACCGCGCCGGCAACGCCAACCGTCGTGGCGTGCGTTCGCACGCAAAGCACCGTGACATTGAAATCTTCGATCGCAATGCATGCGGCCTCGACAAGGGGCCCTTGACCGAACTGCGCCTGACACGCCGACGCGCGAGAGTGCGGCGTAAGGGTGTCGTACGGGCCCGCCGATGATGGTCCCGCGATGATCAGCACATTGCCCACGCCAGGGCTAATCGCGATCTGATTCGGTAGCTTGGTCGTGGATATTGATTGAACAGCCATCGCTCACCTATTCTACGACTATTGTCGGTCCAGAGACATAGCCCTCGAGCGGGCCGATTTCTACACGATTTGGGGTGGTCGACGCACGGGCGTCGTCCGGGTTCGGGGAGCGGATACGCCCCGTCACAATCAAGCAAGCACCGCGGCGCTTCTCGTTGACGCCCTCGATTTTCCACCGCGCCGAAACGAGAGTGAGAAATCCAATGCGACTCTGCCCATGCGTCGCGCGATATGCGCACGCACGCCACGCGTCCCATAACATCCGCACGGCGTTATATTGTGCTTCCTCATCCTCTGCGCATGCGGAATCCACTGATTGAATCTGAACGTGGAAGGCCTCGTCGAGATCCACGAGATTACGTGCAGTCTGCCCCGCCGCGACGGGAATCGACACCTTCTGTGCAGCCATCTCTTGACCCAAGGAACCAGTCTCATCCCCCGGCGTCCACACCACACGCACAGGTGCCGTCTGCTGCTTGCTAGGCTCGCGCCACCCGAAATAGGTGTCGTAGCCCGGCACGCGCGATGCCATATCCACGTCCACCGCATTGCGAAGGACCTGCAACGCCGTGATTGTGCCGGAGGTCATAGACCCCATTTGGTGCCTTTCGAGCCCCGATGCCCGCCCGCCCGGGCGAGGAACTCCGGTGCGGCCTGGACGATCCCTTTGCGGATCGCGTTGCCAAGCTTGTACGGCAGCCCTTTACGGGGCAGGATGCTCCGGCGCTTCTGCCGGTGCGTGCCGAATTGCGAATAGACAAGGCCACCCACGATTTTGATCCAAATAGTGCGACCCGAGGCGTACACCGAGAGGGATTTCTTGCCGCCTTCAAGAGCCTTACCCCCGCCGACTTTTTCGTCCCACACCTCACCGTCGAGTGAGACGCCCGCATCAATGGCCCCCTCGGCCTCGCGACGAATCACGGGCACGAGTTGCTCGGGCATCTTCGCGACCGCGCCCGAGACCGACTGGAGGTCTCGAATCCAACCATCTACCGTGCGAATCGCGCTACCTGTAACCGGCACGTTGCGCCTGCGTTCGTAGGCCCACGTAGGGCGTAGGATCGGATTGCGTAAGTACTGTTGGCCTTGCGAGGCCACTCGTCACGGTGTCCGCGCGCAAGGGCAAATCATAGAGCCCTTCCTTCGCATCGGCCGCTTCCCTCAGCTCGACGAGCACGCGTTGCCCGTCCGCGATGATCTCCGCTACCTGCTCGTCCGATGCATCCACACCGATCTTGAGGTAGACAATCGGGTCGAGCATGCGCCAAAGCCACTGCTTGATGGGCTCAGGATAAGGCGCCGTGAACGGCGCGACGTAACGCTTGCGCAACAAGGAATCAATCACGCCCGACTTGCCCGCGAGTTGCGCCCCCAGAAATTGCGGGTACCTCGCCTGCAACGCATCGAGCCGATCCTGCGGAACCAGGGTCAGCTCGTAATATTGTGCGGGGGTGAGATATGCCATGGGTAACTCGGGGGCGCCGAACGCGCAGGACTCACGACGACGCCCCCGAAATCTATTACGTAGCTTTACATTTGAACACGAGGTACGGGTGACCGAAACCGGCAACCGAACGACCTCGGCTCTGCGCTTCCACTACATTTTTGCGGCCGAGATCGGCATTCTTGCCATCCGTGGGCCAGTACGTCTGCGTGCCAATCGGCATGCGCTCGGTCCACACGGTGCCACCGAGTTGACTCGATGCAACCTGCTTCGCGATGATGTACCACGAAGTTGAGTCCGCATTGAACTCGGGGCAATTGAATGACTCTTGGTACCCGAGCTTTTGGATCTGGATCTTTCCCCCATCGGTCAGATCTGTCGAGCCGCCACCGGAACCCGCGGTGAAACCGCCGAAGGACGCTTGCAACAGTGCGTTGACGCGTGGGTGCAAAACACTCGGTGCGAGGATCGCCCACGGACGGAGGAACCGCGGCTGTTTGCCATTCGCCTGTCGGATCGAGTTGATGTAACCAAAGGCCTTCTGAAGATTCGCGTATGCGACCTCGAACGTGACGCCAGTGTCGATTGGCAATGCGCCGGGGAAAATCGCATCATTCGGATCGGTGCTTGGTGTGCTTGCAGCTGCGCCCGAGAACAGATTCGCATACGTGCCTGCGCGAGCGTGCTTCGGGTTGTACGGATGATTCTTCGCAAAGAATGCGACGCCATCATAGGTATCGCTCGCGTAAGTCTCGCCACCTTTGATCAGATTTGCAATCTGCTCCTGGGGGTAGTACGCGCCCTCTTGCGAGATCTGCTCGACCCACGAGGATAGGATATCCACACCACGACCATCGAGATCAGTGAACTCGTTCAGCCCGATCTCGATTCGCGAACCGACGTTGACTGGGGTGAACGAGGTATCCACGAGCACGAGATCGCGTTTCGGAAGATCCGTACTCTGGCCAAGGTTCTCGAGATATGCCGTCTGCAGCAACCACGTGACAATATGCTTCGAAGCGTTCGTCGGAAGAATCTTCGCGACGTAGGGCCACCAAGCATTTTCGGAATTCAGAAATTCCTGAAAAGGCCTCTCTTGAATCAGCGACAGCTGACTCTTGAGATTGAAAATGAAGCTGGGGGATATAAAGCCGGTCATGCTGGGTGGACTCCTTATGCGTCAACGTAGGCGCTAAATACCCAAATGGACGTGGTGGCGTTGCCGACGTTGATCGCCCGGACCATGTGCGGCTTACTCGCCGTGAGGGCTGTGGTGCGCGCCGTGGTACCGTCGCGATATGTGATCGTGTATGCGCCCTGCGTGCCATCTGCAGCGAACCAGCAGAAGAACCCCGCGGCAACGCCCGTGGTTGGCAAAGACACCGTGCTTGCCGCGGCGGCGCCCGCGCCGGAGCCAATGACGTAGGTCTTGCCCAGGGAGAGGTCGCCTACGGCGGGGGCCCAGTCATTCGTGGTGAACGCGGCCGTGGTGGTATCGAGGCCAACGTCGTAGGCGACGCTGGTTACGGTGGTGTTTGACGCAGGCTCGTAAAGCACGCCGTCCGTCGCGTCGATCTCCCATACGGTGCCGGCAATGGCGTTGCCCGAGCTTGCGCCGGTCACAGTCTGGTTGTCGAGCATGTAGCACGTCGAGCCCACGAGGGTGACCGCGGTGCCTGTATCGTTGCGCATAGAGACACACACAACTTCGCGGCACAGGTCGACAACGCAAAGGGTATCCCCCGCGGTCGCATCGACCTCGGTGGTGAAAATGCCGATCGACTTGAGGCCCGTATTACCGGACACCATAGTGACGACCTTACCCGACGACAGCTCAATCGCGGCGCCGGTGTTGGCGTACGCATGTTGCCCGGACTTGAGCGTGAGCTGCGGGAAACGGATCGACTTCCCGGGACTCATCAAAATATCTGTAGCAGTGGCAGTCATGTTACTTGGTCCCTCCGGCCGCGACGTCCAGGCCCATCTTGCGTGCCATCAACTTCTGTTGCTGTTCGATCGTGCACGCTGGTGTGCAGAAATAACCATCTTGCGATTCATACTTGGTGCGATTATCGCCCGTACCGAAACGCGCCAGTTGCACGCGTTCGAAATCGGACATGACGCCCTTCGCGGGGTCCGCATCGGTCGGCGTGACCTCGGGTTGCACAGTGGCTTTCGTGCCTTGCGACGCGAGTGCTTGCGCGACGGGACCCGGCGCGGAATTACGTGGCCAGTTACGCACGGCGTCTTCTACGAGGGCGAGGGGCGCTTTGCGTAGAGTTGCGATTTGCTGCGCGGTGAAGTCTTGTCGCGATGCGAGCATCGTGGTTCTGGCGATGTCGAGGAAGCGTTGCCCCCCACGACTGGCTTTCTTGCCTTCATCGCCGTCGGGCTCGGCATGCTCTGCCGTGGCCTCGGGCTCCTCCCTATCTTCGTCCTGGGCGGGCTCATCGCCTTCGGCCTTCGGCGCGGCACTGGCCGCGATGATCATTTTTCTGGCCTTGGCCTTGTCCTCATCACTCGTCGACTCATCATCGATCACGGACTGGAGAGAGGCCACTGCGTCTGCAAAATTCGCCATTTTTGGTGCTGGCTCCGTTTGGGTTTTCACATCTACACGGCCCGAATTTAGCAGGGCCACCACTTCATCTTCTGTTGCAATCTCATCCGCTAGGCCCGCCGCGATTGCGTCGGCCCCGACAAGCACCCCCGCTTGGAGGGCGCGAATACTATCTGTATGGATCCCCGCCCGGTACTGGGCAACGGTGTCGAAGAAAATCCCCGCCATACGGTCGACATCCGCCTGATACGCGGCGAGGGTACCTTCCGTCGTGGGGGTGTGCGGGTTCGAGTCGGCCTTACGCTCCCCTGACGTCACGACACTGAATCGGAGCCCCATAGCCGCGTCCGCTTTCGTGCAATCCACGAGGGTCTCAATCACGCCGATCGATCCTACGACACCCGAGACCGGCACATATATGCGCTCCCCAATGAGGCAGAGGGCGTACGCTGCAGAGCAAGACATCGCGTCCACATAGGTGAACACGCGCTTGCCCGCCGCGGCCACCATGGCGCGGACCTCGGTAACGCAATCGAGGCAACCGGCAAGCAAACCGCCCGGTGAATCAACCGAAAGAAGCAAATAGGACGCCGGCGTAGCGAGGGCCTCAGCCACGCGTGCCTTTAGACCATCATACGAGGCACAGCCGTCATCGGTGTGGTGCATGAGTGGACCCCGCACACCGATGACGGCAACGTTGCCGTGCACCTCAAGTGGCATCGCGTCCGGCAACTCGCGCACCGGTATAAGGGCACCAATCGCCTGCGGATGCACCGCAAGCATGCCGTCTGGTCGCCACGCGTGCATTTCTCGGATCATGCTGCTACCTCATTCGCGGGACTTGGTGCGGCGCCTTCGCCGCCCGACTTTTTATTCTCGAGTTCTGAGATTGTCTTCTCACCCGTCTCAGAGTCCTCGAGTGGAGACAGCCCCTGCGATACGCGAGCTTCATTGACTTTGACGACTTTCGCGATGTCTGTAGGGGCGAGTTGCAATTTGACCTCTGGCGTCGTGCCTTTCGGCAACTCCTCAAATTCGAGGCCTGTCTGCCGAAACAACATATCCCGCACGGATTCGGCTTTGGGTTGCACGCCTGCGAGCTTGGACACTTCGTAGACTTCGCGCACTGACGTAGCCATCTGAATCCACGACTGCGCAATTGCGTTCGAGTCCTTCGGCGGCGTTGCATCCGTCTCCACGCATGGCGACCCCTCAAGGGCGTCGAGGCCCGCCGTCGCAATCGTCCACGCAGGGATAATCTGTGTGTTGACCAAATGGTCCCACGACCGTGCGGCGCGCTTCGTCAACACGTCCTTCGGCGAGGCAAACAAGTCCGTCGAGGCGAATGCGGCGCCGCCCGTCACGGGCACGTTCGTGCCCCAAATCGAAATGATCAACTCTTGGTTCGCCGCGTCAATCATGTCTTTGAATGCACGGAAACCTTGCCCTTGGATCTCGAGAACTTTCGCATCGTAGCCAGGCACGGGCGCCGATGCGACCATGTTCATGCCCCAATTGGCGAACGCGCCGAACCACGCCGATCGATCCGCGTCACTTGCGCCTTGCGGTGTTGTCGTCAATATTGCGGGATTCGCCAACGTGCGGCAGAAGTTCGCCTGCTCGAGGATCGCGTGTTCCTTGTTGATGTACGCGCGTGACGCGTAAATCCACGCCCCGCGCTCCCACGGTGCCGCATCCGTGCCACCGGGCTCCCATAGCACCCAACGGCCGTCACCTGGCGTAATTGGTATAAGCCCCGAAGTAGTCTGATAAAACCACGATCCCATGTTCGAGGACCACCGATACCGAAGCCCCTCAGGTGGCAGGCGGCGAAGCACTCCGTAGTACCGCCCGGGCACGGGCACAATCTCACCCACGGCGACGCCCATGCCCTTGCCGTCTTGCATCATGAGCTCGGACTGATCCGGGGGCACCATATTGTCGTAGACCGAGCGCACTGAGTCACTACCGAGCATGAGTTGCGATATCAGTTGTGGGTCGCCACGCCACTTGCGTGGTAGTGCAGTAATGCCGGCGGAGTACACTCCGAGGACACCCATGAACGTGCCATCCGTGCAGATCGATTTCCACAACAGTGATGCACCTGAGAGGTCCCCCGCAACCGCCGACTCGATTGCGTCCTTGCGTTGCTGCAGTAGCCACTCGACTTGGATTTCAGGGCGCAACGCAAGATGTCCACCCTGCAGCGAACGAACACGCTCGACGAGGGGCGCGTCCAGTGAAAGCCAACCCTTAGGCGGCTCCCCCGTATATGCCGATTGTGCCAGCAGGGCGCGGATCGCATTTCGGGCTGGGGTTGCGAGGGACATTCTCCCCCCGGTTATGGGTCCACGGGCGGGGGCCGTCAACGGGCACCGGCGTACGGGTTGTACACCGGCGCCCCACGACGATACGGATCGCGCGCAGTCGCGGCCTTTTGCGCACGCATTTGAGTCTCAGCCGGCGTCGCCTTGTGGTCGCCATCGTGGTCGATGCCAAACACGCAATACGATAGACCATCGGCCAAGTCCGGCGACCGTCCAAGGATGCGACGCAGTGCTTTCTTTTCTATCACCTTGTCACGACCAGATTTGTCTGAGCGATCCCAGTCCCATCGCAGCGCGAGTAGTTCTTCTTCGAGTTCCTCGTTGTGGGGAATGCCAAGACCTTGCTTCGTGCGTAGGTTGCCAATGATCTGCTCTGCGAGATTGGCGAGCAAGTAATCGCGCATGCGATCGTATTTCTCGTGCGGTGGATCGGCACTAGGTACAATACCGCGCGGCGCGATGCGACCGGGGTTGCGACGCGACCATTGCACGAGGGCTTTACCAAAATCGGAACCGACCTTGCTCGACGCGTCGTAGGCAACTTGTGGGCACTCGCCGGGGCGTGCGAGGCCTGCGTCTATACGCGTGCCATCAGGCATCGTGCCGCCGTCGAGCAACGCGGTGACCATCACAACGCCATCATCTGAGTCGAGGCCTTCGCATTTGCTCATATGCACGATCTTCAAACCGCGGCGCGCGATCAATGTCCACGAGTCATTGCCCGTCGCGGCCCCCGCGACGTCGACACCGAAAGCGAGAACGCCATCATCGTCGAGGGCGTCGAGTCTTATCTGCGCCCTACCAACGTCTTGAATTGAAAGCATTTGCTCGGCACCACGCGTCGGGAATTCTCCCATGACGCGTGATTGGTATAGCGCCGACTCGATACCCCATTCATCCGCCTTCTCCTTGATCCACTCGGACGTAGCGCAACCGGGCACGCGCATCTCACCCGTGACATTCGGCGAGCACGTCGATGGTAGAGTCATCGTATCATAAAGCTCCGCCTTCTTTCCGAACGCCATACAGAACTCGTTCGTCGGATCGTACTCCGTGGGGTTGCTTGCGATTGCAGACCAAGCACCACCGGCTTGCGTTCCTTGCACGGCCTCGAACACTTCACGGTCAACGCCTATTACTTCATCCAGGATCCAAAGCATATTCGCCCCGGACTTGCCTGACACATTGTTTGCTTCGCGCGTCGCCATGCCAACGATCGAGCGAAGCCCATCGGCACTTTGCAAGCCCGCCTTGGGTGTCTTGACAGAACCGTCGATGGGGCACGAGTGCGCGCAAGGCTCGGTGATGCCCTTGTCGCGACAATCGGCGCACGTGCCCGATCGCCGCACGAGCTTTCGCAACTCAACCCATATAGGGTCCTTCACTTGCTCATAGATCGGGGCCATGAAAAAAACACGCGCGTCGCCGTACGTGCAGTAGAAATGCAAAGCCCGTGCGACGAGGGTGAATGTCTTGCTGACCTTGTGACCTGCTTTCACGGCAACGCGTCGGCTACGCGTGAGCATCGCGGCAAACTCGCGCTGGCGCTCCCACATGCGAAAGCCGAGGATATTGTGCACGAATCCCTCGAGGTCGTGCTCGTAGCGCAACGAGGGCCAGCGAAGTGTGGAGGCCTCCGCATCGAGTCCACCCACGATGGCGCGGGCCTCGCTTTGGAGTGTGGTGCTAGCTCGCTTCGGAGTCGTCATGCGCGCGACCCCCGAGCGAGATCAACAAGAACCACTGCGAGGTCAGGTGGTGTTAGTGCCGATTCCCGTTGCCCCAACACAGGACGACGACGATCGAACCAACCTATTTGATGTGTGCCTTTGACCTTGATCCAACGCATACCCGCCGGGGCCCGACTACCCACGTAAAAGAGCCATGTTGCTTTATCCGCGCGGTGACCATATGCACTCTGCCAAATCTCAGTCACCCAACCTAGATCGCACCGCGACCACTCGCCAAAGATAGGGTGGGGCAATCCGTACTTGGGCCATGCGCGGGAATGCGCGGGGTGTTCGAGCACGCCGCCGAATGAGCACACGCAAACCAATGCGTGTAGGAAGCACCCGCCGTCATTACCGGGTCTGTTGTGCTCGCCACCCCACCGCGCATAGTTGACCGCGGCCAGGTTGATCCAAAGTCTACACGGCGGGTGTGCCACTACTGGGTGGGGGCCCGCATATATTCGCGCGTCCCTCGCCGCGTCCCATACCTCGACTCCCCCACGATTCGCATAAGGCCCAGCCGGGTCCACGAACAGTGCCGCTACGTCAATCATTGGGGGCATCCACAACGCCCTCCAGCACGGTGCGCAAGGCCTCGAGGCCACCCGGCACCGACTCGAGACCCCTATATAGGGAGGTGACGAACGACCGGAACTCGGCCGACTGGGCGAAGTTCGACTCGGCCTCGGCCAAATGTCGTAATATATCAGCCTCGACGCGGTGATACTGTCGGAGGGAATTCGCGAGGCTCGCCACCTGCCCCGCGGCGGGGTTCGCCGCGATCTGCTTGCGCAGCACCCGAATCATGTCCCGCACTTCGACAAGCACGTCGCGGCGAGCCTCGTGCGGATCGGGCGACCTGGTAAGCGACACCCCGGGGGCATCATGCGAGATCGCCCCCGGGGTGTCGGAGTGCGGCGACTCCGCGGGGGCCAGCTCCACCGGGACGTGCTCTTTAGCACGCAACGTTGGGTGGGTCAAGGAATTTTTCGCAGGCACCGCCGCGACGACGGGCCGGTGCGCGCGCCATGACGCCGCGGGGATCCCCAGATGCCCTTCAAGGCCCGCCGCATTTTTTTCATCCGGCTGCGCCCGGCCAGTCAGGTAGTTGTAGATGCACTGCTTTGACAGGCCGGTCACCCGCGCAATTTCCGTCGGACCCAACCCAAGGCCGCGTAACGTCGCGCGGCCCACACTGTTGTACTGGTTCTCTATCGCCACACGCAAGATATGGGCCAAACAATTGACGAACGCTGGGCCGGTTTACAAGTAAAACATGGTAAATCGGATTCCGTCAACGTTGCAAATTCGAACT